GTACTATAGGTGAAATCTTAGAAATACAAGGTTTTAAAATAGCTTTACCAAAAAAACCTAATGAGGTTTATTCTTGTAGTAAAAAAATAGAAAAACAAAAGTGGACTCAATTTCCGCCTAACCCTGATTTTAAAAGAATTAAAACAGTATTTGATTGGCAAGAGTATCCGGATGACTTTAAAGAAAAACATTACGGATACATAGACGAGGAGTTTAGTAGAAGAGAAGAAGGTTTTTGGTTTATGAATAATGGTGAACCAACCTATATAACAGGTGCTCACTACATGTACCTACAATGGAGCAAGATAGATGTTGGAGCTCCAGATTTTAGAGAGGCAAACAGGTTGTTCTTTATATTCTGGGAAGCTTGTAAAGCAGATAAAAGAAGCTACGGAATGTGTTATTTAAAAAATAGACGTTCTGGTTTTTCTTTTATGAGTTCAGCTGAAACAGTTCATCAAGCTACGCTGGCTAGTGATAGTAGATTTGGAATATTATCTAAAACTGGTGCCGATGCAAAAAAGATGTTTACAGACAAGGTTGTACCAATTAGCTTAAACTATCCATTCTTCTTCAAACCAATACAAGATGGTATGGATCGTCCAAAGTCTGAACTAGTTATGATGGTGAAAAACTTTCTTTACTAGTTCATGATGAGAGTGGTAAGTGGGAGAGACCTGATAATATAAAAAATAACTGGAGAGTAACAAAAACTTGTTTGCGATTAGGTAGTAGGATTATAGGTAAATGTATGATGGGATCAACTTCCAACGCACTAGATAAAGGAGGTGATAATTTTAAAAATTTATATAATGATTCAGATGTTACCAAGCGAAACAGAAATGGACAAACTAAGTCGGGATTATATTCTCTGTTTATTCCTATGGAATGGAATTACGAGGGATTCATTGACGAATTCGGACGACCTGTGTTCACTAATCCTGAACAACGAACATTTGATCCACATGGAGTAGAGATAGATTGTGGAGTTATTGACCATTGGGAAAATGAAGCTGAAGGTTTAAGGGACGATCAAGATGCTTTAAATGAATTTTACCGTCAGTTTCCAAGAACTGAGGAGCACGCGTTTAGAGATGAGACTGGAAATAGTTTATTTAACTTAGTGAAAATATATGAGCAAATAGATTACAACGAAGGAAATAGAAACTCATCTGTATTAACAACTGGAAACTTCCAATGGACAAATGGAGTTAAGGACACACAAGTTACTTTTAATCCAGATCTAAAAGGTAGATTTAAAGTAAGTTGGGTTCCAGGAAAGAGATTACAAAACAACGTTATACTCAAGAATGGAATTAAATACCCAGGAAACGAACACATGGGAGCATTTGGGTGTGACTCATATGATATATCTGGAACAGTAGATGGTAAAGGATCGAAAGGAGCTTTACATGGATTAACAAAGTTTTCGATGGAAGATGCTCCAGCTAACACATTCTTTTTAGAATATATAGCTAGACCCCAAACAGCTGATATGTTTTTTGAAGACGTTTTAATGGCACTAGTATTTTACGGTATGCCATTATTAGCAGAGAATAATAAACCTAGACTTTTATATTATCTACGAAGAAGAGGATATAGAGGTTTTAGTATGAATAGACCAGATAAAATATGGAACAAATTATCTGTTGCAGAAAAGGAAGTAGGTGGAATACCTAATTCAAGTGAAGATATAAAACAAGCTCACGCTGCTGCAATTGAAATGTACATTAACGATCACGTTGGTTTATTGGAGGACGGAACATACGGTACAACATACTTCAATGAAACACTAAACGACTGGTCTAAATTCGATATAAATAAAAGAACAAAGCATGATGCATCTATAAGTTCCGGCTTGGCTATCATGGCTTGCAATAGACATTTATATAGACCAAATCCTAAAGTTAAAAAACCCGCATTAAACCTCAATATATCAAAATATAGTAATAAAGGATTTCAATCAACAATAATAAAAAATAAAGTATGACAGAGTCTGTTATAAATTTTCCATCACAAGCTGTAAGTGATTTAGAAAAACTTGACCATAAATATGGTAAAGAAGTTGCTAAAGCAATAGAGAGTGAGTGGTTCACTGGAAATACATCTAAATACGTAGACAACTTAAATAACTTCCATAAATTAAGATTATACGCTAGAGGAGAACAACCTATTGAAAAGTATAAGAATGAATTATCTATAAACGGTGATTTATCTTATCTTAATTTAGATTGGAAACCCGTACCGATAGTACCTAAGTTTGTAGATATCGTTGTTAACGGTATGGCGCAAAGAAATTACGAGATAAGTGCTTATTCGCAAGATGAATTTGGTATCAGTAATAGAACAGAATACATGGAGTCTATGCTTAGAGACATGCGGACTAAGGAATTCAATGAAGCAGCTAAAATGGCTTTTGATATGGATCTTTATGAAAACGAAGTAGATAAATTACCAGAGGACGAAGACGAACTAGCTTTACATATGCAGTTAACGTATAAGCAATCTATTGAGCTAGCTGAAGAACAAGCTTTAAATGTTTTATTAGAAAACAGTAACTATGACCTAGTTAGACGAAGATGTTTATATGACTTAACAACTGTAGGTATAGCTGCAACAAAGACAGCGTTTAACTGGAGTGATGGAGCTAAGGTTCAATATGTTGACCCAGCTAATATAGTTTATTCTCACACTGATTCTCCTTATTTTGACGATATATATTATGTTGGTGAAATTAAGGATATTCCTATTAACGAGTTAGTTAAAGAGTTTCCACATCTAACAGAGGAAGAGATAAAAAAGATGGTTGATGTTTCTGGTAAAACAGCTGATAGTCATGTTAACACAAGATCTAATATAGATAAGAACAAAGTGAGAGTACTGTATTTTAATTATAAAACACATATGAATGATGTTTATAAATTAAAGAAAACAGGGGCTGGTGGTGAAAAAGCTATTCAAAAAGACGATTCATTTAATCCACCTATAGAAAGTATGGATGGAGACTTTAGTAAACTAGAAAGAGTCGTGGAGGTCTTATACGATGGAGTTTATGTTTTGGGTTGCGATAAGCTTTTAAAATGGGAGATGGCTAGCAATATGATGCGTTCTGATTCTGATTTTAATAAAGTTAAAATGAACTATCAAATAGTTGCTCCAAGAATGTACAATGGTAAAATAGAATCTTTAGTTGGTAGAATAACAGGTTTTGCTGATATGATTCAATTAACTCATTTGAAACTACAACAAGTAATGGCTAGAATGGTGCCTGATGGTGTTTATCTAGATGTTGACGGTTTAGCGGAGGTTGATCTTGGTAACGGAACAAACTACAACCCACAAGAAGCTTTAAATATGTTCTTCCAAACTGGTTCTGTTGTAGGTAGAAGCTTCACGTCTGAAGGAGACCAAAACCCAGGTAAAATCCCAATACAACAAATTCAAAATGGAGCTGGAGGAAATAAAATACAAAGTTTAATTGGAGCATACAATTACTACTTGCAAATGATAAGAGACACCACTGGTTTAAACGAAGCAAGAGATGGTAGTATGCCAGATAAAAACGCTTTAGTTGGTGTACAAAAATTAGCAGCCGCTAATTCAAATACAGCAACAAGACACATACTACAATCAATGTTATATCTAACAGTTGAGACATCTGAGTGTTTATCACTTAGAATATCCGATATAATAGAGTATTCTCCAACAAGAGAAGCGTTTATAAGAGCTATAGGTGCTCATAATGTTGCTACACTAGAGGAGCTAAAAGAACTACACTTACACGACTTTGGTATCTTTATAGAACTACTACCGGATGAAGAAGAGAAAGCTATGTTAGAAAACAACATACAGGTAGCGCTAGCTCAGCAATTAATAGAACTAGATGATGCTATAGATATAAGAGAGGTTAGAAATCTTAAATTAGCAAATCAGTTGTTGAAGGTTAAGAGAAAGAAAAAGTTGCAAAGAGATCAAGAGATACAACAGCAAAATATACAAGCTCAGTCACAAGCGAACGCTCAACAACAACAAGCGGCTGCTCAAGCTGAGATGCAAAAGAACCAACAAAAGATCGATGCAGAATCACAGTTGGAACAAGCTAAGAACGACATGCAAATTAAATTCTTAAAAGAAGAAGCTCAAGTTAAAAAGGAGTTAATGGCATTTGAATTCCAATTAAACTCTAGACTAAAAAGCATGGAGAATTCTATTAACGATAAGAATGAAACAAGAAGAGAAGATAGAAAAGATGATAGAGTGGATAGACAAGCTGCTCACCAAAAGGACATGATTGATCAAAGAAACGGGGGTAATACTCTTAAAAACTTTGAGTCATCGGGTAATGA